ATATCGCAATCTGGAACCCTCATTCCCCGTCCCACGTCCTCAACGTCATGTACCCATCGCCCCCGCACGACACCTTCGGCAATCCTTCGACCGCCGCGTAGTCCCTCTGCCCACTGCGGATGTACGGGGCGAGTATGTTCACCGATGCCGATGACCGTGTAGCCGACTTCCTCCCCTTCCCCTCCCTCCTCTTGCCCTTCATGGCATACCTCCGTCTGATCCGGTTCGTGCCCGAGCCTACTTCTCCCACTTCTCCGTCGCCTTGAGCATGTATCGCCCGAGGGCGTGCCTGATCTCCTTGATGTTCCTGATGTACGTCTCCGTCACGTCCCGCGCGAACTCGATCGCCTCCTCGGCCATGCGGTTGTTCTCAGCCCGCGCCCGCTCCGTCAACCGCGCCCAGTCGATCGCCCGCCCTATCCTCGGCCGCATCCCCGCGGGGGCCCCTGGTGCCCTTCCCTTCCGCTGCGGGGCGATCCCCTTGCATATCAGGCGGGTATTCGCCGAGCTCGGCCTCAGCCCATGCCGCTTCTCGACCTCTGCGGCTACCTCCCCGCAGGTCATCCCAGTGGCCTTCAGCCCGCGCATCTCCTCGCGGATCTCGGGGGTGAGACGGATGATGGCGCCACTCATCCCTTCGCCGCCTTCCGCATCTTCCGCAGCGCCCTCGCCTCGAGCAGCCGGATCCGCTCCCGCGTGACGTTGAAATGGCGGCCGACCTCCTCGACTGTGCGGCCGATGCCGTTCACGAGCCCATACCGCATCCGCACGATGGTCTGCTCGCGAGGCGACAGCGGGCGCAGGAACTCATCCACGAGGTCCCGCCGCTCGATCTGATCCACGCCTACCGGGCCGACTGCACCGGCTATTTCGATGCGCCTCCTCCCCATTTGTCAGTCCCTTTCAGCCGGCGAGGACGAGTTGGCACCTGCAGCGCCCGTGCAGGGGGACGATCCCGAGTCCGGAGTTTTGCAGGCTCTCTCCTGAACGGTCCCCCAGATAATTCGCCCGCCCGCCCTTCATGTAGTAGGCTTCACCATTCCCGTTATTTCGGCTCGGGTCCCATTGCAGCCAAGGTGTCTTCTCCTTCACCGCATCCGGGTCCTGCAGGTCGAAAGTGGACTCCATGATGGAGACAGCCTTCGCCACCTTGAACTCATGCACGCTCATGGCGATGCAGGTCTCGCACACCCTTTCATCCCCCATGGGCAGGATTTTGTAGGTCTCATACCCGGCCTCCTGCATTGAGGTGAGCACGCTCCAACCTCTCGCCTTCGTGGAGACAGTGGACGAGACCACGTCCCAATACCGGTAATCCTCGAATGCCGCCCCGAGCCCCTCTTTCAGAAGCGCCGCCGTCTGGTCCCTGCCGAGTCCCGCCTCCATCGCCTTCGCAATGATCCCCCTGGCCTGCTCTATCTTCGGGCCGGAGTAGTAGTCGCCGATCCAGAGCGCCGGTTTCCGGGCGAGCCCCTCGAGCGCCTTCTCATCACGCAGCGCCCAGGTCATTGTCCAGTCCTCTGGGAGTTTCGAGAATGACGGCTGCTTCCCGATATGTTTCCTGGCGAGCCTGACGATCTCCCCGGCCGTCTCCTCCGTCACCGGGACGGCCGACTCGGCGATCGCGGCGCCGATCTTCGGGAAGTGTTTGGAGACGAGGTCCACGAGCTCTTTCGCGGAGGCGTCCGTCACGTCAAACGTCTCGTCAAGGAATGCGGCGATGATCTTCCTGGCCTGCTCACTCTTGTCTCCGGCAATCTTCCGCAGCTTGTCAGAGAGGGCGACCTCCATCGCTACCAGGTCACGATTTCGGAGCGGGTTCTTCTCCTTCTTCGCGAGCTCGATAATGTCGTAGTGCCCGAGGACCCATCCGGCCGCCTCGTCGATCCGGTAGGCATCGGCCGCATCGAGGCCGTGGGACTCAGAGTAAACGGAGCCGCACTTATCGCACATGGGGTCTATTTCTCACTCCTCGCCACTGCAGCACGGAGATCGCTGAATGGCAGCGTGATCTCCATGCAGAGCTTGCACTCCTGCTGCGATATGTTCACGCTCGCGCCAAGATCCACCATCGCAGTGGTGACACCCTTGATGAGATCGGTCCTGACGCCGGCGAGCACCTTGTCGATCGTCTCAGTGGCCTTCACCGTGAGCGCATACCGCACCGCATCCTCGAGCGTTTGTGCGATGATGTCTTTCCCGCTTGCCGAGTCCATCGCGTCAATCCCCCCCTCGCTTGATCTCCCGCATCGGACGCAACCCCACGCCGCAGGCGCCCTTGTTTATCTCAGACGGTCCGTCATCTCCATCATCCGACCCGCCGTCCTCCTTCGAGAGCGCAATTATGGCGAGCCCGAGGATCATGAGCGGCGCCATGACCCCGGCGCCTACCCCGACCACCAGCACGACACACGCCCCGCGGACCCATTCTGCGCCGAGCGCCACGTGGAGGAGCGCTGTCCAGACGAGCACGGCCAGGGTAATCGCCAGGGCGATAAGAGCGGTGCCAACGGTCCTCATGTTCATACTCGGATCAAGTTTCACCAGCATCCCCTCCTCTCTACCTCGCGCTCCTCGCGCCAGTCCAGTCCCGTCTGTGTGATCGCGGCAACCTGCTTCCCGTCCGGGCCATAGATGCGCGTGACGACCTGCACGGCATCCTCCGGGGTGGACGGTTCGCCCTTCGGCCCGCAGAACTCCGTCACCCGTTTCGTCCTCACTTCGCATTCCATGACCTTACCCTCCAACGATGTCGAAGCCACGCCCGGAGGCGATTACTACCGGACGGTTGTTGCGCAACACCCGTCGCACGGCCGCCGCAATTCTGCGGTGGAGAAACGGCGTTATCTTCTCGCCCTTGAAGCACATCAACGCTTTCTGTAACTCTCTCACCCTGTCTCGCCCCACTGTCACCCCTCCAACTTCCCGCTCATGTTCCGCCGGATATGCAGAAGCGCATCCATCACGAGGTCCGTCACCGCCACGGCCGCTTTCCCCGCGTTGTCCTTCGTGAGCCCCACCCCGCCGAGGGGGAACGCCTGCACCTGGTACTTCGCGAGGAGCACAGCCATCGGCAGATTCCCGTCCTCAGCCGGCATCGGCGGCACGCTCGTCCCGAGATACTTGTTCCCGAGCTCGATCGCCCCGTTGATCGACAGCCCCCCAGGCTGCGCCACCGCCTGCATGATCCGGGCGATGGTCTCCATGTCCGTGAGGTCCGGGCCCTTCGACCTGAACTCGTGGAACCGCACGCGCATCTCGGGGAGGATGATCCGGTTCTGCGAGTCGTCGAACCGGTTCCGCCTCGGCCGGCAGACCTGCGACTCGAACATCTCGAGGGCGGCCTGGGCGGTGGCACGGTTATAGTCATTTGAGGCGCCAAGAAGGATCGGCGGTACCCGCATCGCCCTGAGCTGCGCCCTTGTGCAGTCGTCGATGTACTGGTGATGCGTCATATCCTGCCTCTGGAACTCGCGCAGGACATGGATGAGCATCTTGGGGCTGTCGATCTTTCCCGAAGCGTTCGCCGAGGTCTCAACTCCGCTGGGGATCTGGACGGCGGCAGCCGCGCTCTCGTTCCCACGGACCTGTTCCAGGGCGTCCAGGAACGCTTTGATCCCGACCTTGCCGAGCTTCCCGCCGCCCATGACGACGCACAGGATCGCCGGGATGAGGTTGTTCTTGAACGCCCGGAAGTTGCCGCGCTCGGCCTGGAACTCACCGCCGATGTTGTACTCCTGGCTCGCCCAGTCCGGCTCCGGGTAATCCTCTCCCGTGATGTACTTCCCGCCGAAGATCATCTCCGTCGCCTCGTAGTCCGTACCGGTCTTCACGTACTGGCCGGTCTTCCACGAGAGCGACCGCGGATCGCACACGTGCTTGTAGTACCGCTTCTGGTTGCCCCTGATCTGCACGAACCGCCGGAAGTAGTAGGGCCGCTCCTCCGTCACCCATCGCCAGTCGCGCCCGATGCGCACCTGGACCATCTCGGTCGGCAGCGCATCGCGGACCATCATCCTGACCTCGTGTGCCGGGACCTGCTCGCCGCCGCAGGGGATGCCGAACCCGTCCCGGAGGAGTTCCTGGACGCACCAGCCGATCGTTTCCTCGTCCGTCCGCCACATGCCCCGGATATCGGTGAACGGCTGGAATCGGCTGAAGTTGTCGTAGTACCGCTCCAGGCGCTCGAGCTCGACGGCGAGCACATCCTCCATCGATTTGGCCTTGATGATTGTGGGGTCACCGCCTGCATCCTCGCCCTCGATCATCTTCCAGACGTCCAGTTTCCGCGGATCGTCCGTCGCGTGCCAGACCTCGGCGCCGCTCTCGTCCTGCCCCTTTGTGACGAGCGGGACGTACTCATGGCCGTAACTCTCGATCCCGATCTCAAGGGCGCGGATGATCGCCGGGAGCACCGTCGACGTGCGCGCCAGGAGGCACCAGTACATAGGCGACTTCCGAGGCTGGAGCATGCCGTCGATCTTCCTGCCCTCGAACGGGTCGTCGAAGACCGACCTCGTGGGGATCGCCCCCCCGGTAGACCCGCTCGATGCGAGCGCCACCATCTCGAACGCGGCGCGCGCGAGCGTCCCCTTATCGATGCCCTCGTCGGCCGATCCTTTTCTCCTCGCCGCTGTCCTGCTCGCCTTCCTGTTCATGTCTCTTTGTCTCCCTTCCCGGTATCCCTGGACAATAAAAAAGGCCGCGCCGGTCCCCGGGGCATCCTTTCCCAGAGAACGCGATGCGGCCCCCGCCTGTGGTCAGTCGGCCGTTATGTCAGACTTCTACGCGCTCGCTCAACGTCCACGTGATCTCCCATTTGTTGCCCGTCTTCGCCGCCACGATCCTCACCTCGCCGAACCCTCGCACTCCGAGTTCTCGGAGTCGGCCGTTGGCCTTCTCTATCCCAGCGAGGACCGTCCGCGCCCACCGCTCGTCATCGCCGCGCTGTTCTCTTGCATCTCGGGGCATGAAACTTCCTCACCCTCAGCTCGCCCCGCAGGCGAACCCGTCCGCGGGAGCATCATCATCAGTCGCCCCCCTGCTCAGCATCCATCCCCGGTGCCGCTCCCAGCCCCGGATCGCGTACCGCACAGCCGCGACCCCGTGATGCTCGTCGCCTTTCCGCTGCTGATTCACGAGCGAGTCGTATGCCTCTCGGGCATCCCTGCAGAACATGAGCGCCGGCCGGGGCTTCCCTTCCGGGTCCGCCCGCAGCACGAGCATGTTCCCGATCGCCGCCCACCCATGCTCCGCGCCCTCACGATCGCACCGGATGCAGACCCGCCCTTCCGGCTGTTCCGTGGAGTGAACGAACAGGCGGCTCCGACGCTCCCTCTTGTCGAGCTCGGTAGCCAGGTAGGTGTCCTGCGGCACGCTGCCGGGGCCGGTGAACAGCGCCTCAGCCGGAGGGAATCCCATGCGCTCGTGCTCGATGACCACCTGATCAGCGAAGTCCGAGGGCGCGGTCTTCCGCGACGAGGCGAACTGGTGGACGATGACGCCCGTGTCGAATTCATCCTTCGGGTAGAGCCGCCCCAGGAGCGCCCACACGATCCATGAGTTGACCGGCCCGGCATCCCCGCCCATCACGAGCCGCCACTGCCGGCCGAACCCCACGGCACCCCGCCATTCATCCGCGGGCCACTCGCCGATGAGGTGGATCGGCCCCATCATCGGGAAGACGGCGTCCTCCGTCTTCGGCATCTCACAGAGGTACTCAGCAGCGAAGGACTCCCAGCTCATCATCGGGTGCTCGAACTTCTGCCAGAGGTCCTCCACGGAGTAGTACCCCCGGCTCTTCTTCGCCCGACAGGCACATACGTCACTGAACCGGTGCGGCACGTTGAGCTGGTCGTACTTCACCATGTCAGCGCACCGCTTGTACGGATTCTCCTTCGTGCACGTGTGGGGGCACGGCTTCAACACCTCGAAGATGCACCAGCGGTAGAGTTTGAGCCCGCTCTTGGCCGACTCCTCGATGAGCTGCTGCATGATTCCGTTCGGATTGTGGGCCGTCGAGAATTGCTCGACCGTGGCCCGCACCTTCTTGGATGACTGCGCGATGGCGAGGGCAGCCGTGTAAATGCGCTTCGTGAACTCGTCCACCTCATCGAGCATGAGGATAGGGACATGGGGACCGCGCACGGACTTCATTGACGCCATGAGAATCTCGATATTGCTCCCGCCACGGTAACGGGTCTTCTCCTGCGTCGCCTCGCCCACCACCGTATCAGCGAAGGCGGTCATGTCGAAGCGGCTCACATTGTCGTACATGCGTTTGGACTGGTCTGAACTACCCCCGAGGATGCGGATGCCGCACCCCGGCATGAAGTGGGCCTTGAGCCGTGCGGAGATCGCCCCGAGCATCGTCTTCCCACCGCTCCGGCAGGCATGGACGACGCAGCCGGTATGATTCCCGAAGAAGCTGTCTATGAGATACGAGGACGGAGAATCATGACCGGGGCAGGGGGTCTTACCGGGGGCATAATGGGGGATCGCTACGTCACAATGAGAGGCGACATAGCCGCGGATCTGCTCAGGCGTCTCGGGGCGGACGGTCCTGTTTATCAGGTCTCGCTTGCGCAGGGCGTCAGTGTTCATTTGATAGTCCTTTCTTTGAGAAAACAAGAGGCCGTTATTCTCACTACCTTATCGTAGCAATCACGGATCATTGAATCTGATATCTCCAACCCGACATTAACGTAAGCCTTTAGATATCGCCCCAATGCCTTCTCGGCCCTGCACAATGGCCTCTCGTCTATAGACCTTCTCCTGGATCTATTTCTCACTCCTGCCCCTCCACCCCATCCACATCTTCTCCCGACTCCATCATCTCAAGCCGTGCCTTCCACATGACGGCCGCGATCTTCTTGTCGCGCTCGGTGATCTCGATGTGACTGTCCGGCAACCCGCACATCAGCCGGATGTACTTCCCGATGTCCGGGAGTTTGTGTGCCTTGAGGTATTCCACGTAATCCGTGCTGGTGAGAATATCGTCTACGGCCTTCTCCCGTTCCTTCTCATTCTTGATCGCCCGTGCCTTCTTGATCTTGTTATGGAACCCCTGGACCTTGTACCCGTGCAGGATCATGATGCCGTCCGCGATCTCTATGGCCTTCGCCTCTATGTCGGCCTGCTTCGAGGCGGTTTTCTGTTCACGTTTCGTTACCACCTTGGTACGGAATGCCTCGCGCTGCTTTTCCCAGTTCTCAGCTCGGTAGTGTGCGTGGACAGTGGCATGTCGCGGCACCCCGAACTGTTGCGCCAGGTCGCGAAGGCTCTTCCGATCCGAGCTCTCCACGAAGGCCGCCCGGATCGCCTCCCAATCGTGCTTCTTCTGCGGCCCCTTGCGTTTGCGTGGTGTCATGCCCTCACCTGCAATATCTTCGTCTTCACGTGCCCAGCGATCGCCTTCATCAGGAGTGGAGGCACCGAATTTCCGATCCTCGCCCACTGTTCCGAGTACAACCCGACGAGTTTGAAGTCAACCGGAAATGACCCGATCGCCTTCGCTTCTCCGATGGTGACCGCTCGACGTTCAAAAGGATGCGCGATAGTCGCGAACCCTCGCCCGGTCTGCATCTTCGGCAACGTCTGAGATGGTTTCATCGGATCCAGTTTCACGCAGTTGTTAAATCCCTTCCCTATCACGTCCGCGGCATCCCCGCCTACCGGCACGCGATCCCACAGGCGCGCATACCTGTCGTTGAACGGCGGTAACTGCGCGAGATCTTGCTTGCTTGCTTGCTTGCTTGCTTGCTTGCTTGCTTGCTTGCTTGCTTGCTTGCTTGCTTGCTTGCTTATCGAATGACGGTATCGCGTCCTTCAGCCGCATCGGTTTCGACACCGGCTTCGGATGACTCGGCCCCACTCCCAAATCCTCCCGTACCCCTATCACGATCACCCGCTGCCGCGACTGCGGCACTCCGTAGTACATCGCGTTCATCACCTGGCCCTTCACGACGTACCCCGACGCGCGCAGTTCCCGGACCATCTCGAGATAGACCGTCTTCATGTACCCCTTCACGAGCCCGGTCACGTTCTCCATCACGAAGACCTTCGGCCTCAGGCCGCGCAAGAGACGGACGTACTCGCGGAAGAGCGTGTTCCTGCTGTCCGTCAGTTTCCGCTTCCCCGCAGTGCTGAAGCCCTGGCAAGGCGGCGATCCATCAAGCACGTCCAACTCCCCCGGCCCATGCAACCCCGCAAGCCTCATGCACTCGTCCACCGCCAACTTCCCGATGTCTCCGTGGTAGACCGGCACACCCGGAAAATTGAGCCTGAACGTCTCGACGGCGTTCGAGTCCCACTCGACGGCCAGGAGTTCGCGGTATCCCGCCATCCTGTACCCGAGCGACGACCCACCGCACCCTGCGAACGTGCTGACGACCGTCGGATCTTTGACCATCTGCATGAACGGCGCCTTCCTGATGTTCTCCGCGATCGCTTTCATAAGTAGAGGCGGGACGCTGTTTCCGATGCGCTCCTTCGCGTCCCCCTTCGTGCCCTTGAATCTATATCCTTCCGGGAAACTCTGGAGTATTTGCGCCTCAGTGATCGTCAATTGCCTCGGTTCCGCATAGTGCCAGTGCAGGTGCGCCTTGATCTGCGTATTGGCCGGCCTGTTCGGATCGAGTCGCACGCTCTGGAAACTTCCGACGTACCTGCAGGCCTTCCTCAACGCCTGGCCCGGCTTCGACTTCCTCCACGCCGCAATCACCTGCGGTTGGTGACGCTCACTGCCTGCCTGCCTGCCTGCCTGCCTGCCTGCCTGCCTGCCTGCCTGCCTATGAGATGACCTATCGCCTCACGCACCGTGACAGGTTTGCCCTGCGGCCTCGGGTGGAACTCCCACGCGTCCGTCACCACTTGAACCCGCACTTCGGGCACTCATTCTCCGTCTCGGCGAGCTTCCCCTCGTCGATGTCCTGATTGTCCTCCGGGATTTCTGATCCGGTGCCACCAGCCCCGAACCCAGCCAGGTACTCCTCCATGTCGAAGTCCGGAAGATCAAAGTCCGTCTTCAGCTCCTCGGCGCCGATCTTGAAGTCATGCGTGAACTGGTAGAGCCCGTCCTCTACCACCTTCCCGAACTGCGAGACGGCCGCGAGGATCGCCTTCCCGGCCTCCTTCCGGTCCTTGCAGTATTTCCAGCAGACAGGGAGCCGGTTGTCCGGGAGTTTCCAGCCCTCTTTCTCGACCATGTTCCTGATGGTCCGGAGGCGCTGGTGCCCGTCGATCACCCCGAGCGGTTTCCCGTCCACGATCGCAACCTCGATCGGGAACGAGAAGCCGAGGTCGATGATGAGCGCCTTCAGCTTCTCGTAGTTCTCCGTGGACAGGCTCTTGAGCTGGCCCTGGAGCTCCTTGATCGCGGAGAGCGGCATCGTGTCCGCGCCCTTGCAGGTGATACGGATGACCTTGCATGCCGCCAGCCGCTTCTCCACGCTCTTGCTCACCCCATCTCCTTCCTCAGATCCTCGACGTCATGCTTCCCTGACTTCATTCCGAGCGTGAGCGATCCCCCTGCGCACATCGCCGAATTAGGCCTCCCCACCAGCACGACCACCCCAGCCCCCGTGATATCCTTAACGTCCATCCCGAGCCGCCGCGCCATTGCGTCATGCCGGTGACGCTTCTCGAAGAGCACGAAGCCGAACGTCTTATGCCGGAGGTACTTCATCATGGGGTGGGAGCGCCCTTCGCGACCTTCTCATCCCAGTACCGCGTCAGCCGCTTCTGGTGCTCGGCCTCCTCCGCGTCCGTGAGGCCATCCCGGAGCATCCTTACAAGTACCCGAGCGGCAGTGTCCGAGATCGTGATGTAGCGCGCGCCCTCGGGCTCATCCTTCTCGGCTCCCTCCCGATCCGCATCCGATATCACGAAGGCAACGTAGTCGGAGGCACGCAGTACCCTCTGCATATACAACCGCGAGCGCCGCATTATCGGCGTTTCTTCCCTCGCTCTCTGCAACGCGATGGAAAGCTCCAAGGTCTCTCCGTCGATGATGCGCTGCAATAGCGACTTGCTGCCGCAGCGCCATCTATCCCAGGCCCAGTGAATGACGAGCGCGGGCATGATGATGGGATACAGGGGGATCGCGCAGAAGACGGTATGGCGCGTGCGAACGTCATCATAGGCCCTGAACCAGAATGGTGGGAGGATATTCCCCTCTGGCACCCGGCGCACGAAGAGGCGAATCGCCCAGCGCGTCATCCTGCCGAAGATGCTACCCGGCATGAATATCGGGCGGTCGCGCGTCCAGTCGTACAAGTGGAATCTGATCGCGCTCATAGTCCCCTCTCCTCGCAGTACCGCCGCGCCAGCCCCATGATCCCCTCCGGGTTGCACGTCTTTCCAACCGCGACAGGGCCGGGTTGCTCAGCGCACCAGCGGGCGAATGCCATAACCTTCTTGCCGAACGCGTTCAGATACCTGAACTCGCTTCCCTGTTGGCCTGCATTCCTCTGTAGACACGACGTCATGGCTTTATCCTTTCCATCCGCACCAGCAACTACCGGATGTCTTCTCCGTCCACTGATGCCCATTGCTGCATGAATAATTAACCGTATGCGTGTTCGGATCGTGATAATGGTGCCGCCCCTCCCCATCGTAGAAATTCTGAACGCACATGAACGTAGTGATGCCGCCGTGGGGATAGACGCAACTCTTCAACCCGGCCTTCTTGCACTCAGGACAAAATAAGAGATTGCTCATGCAAACATGCTCACGCCTTCCGGCTCCCCGGCGGCCTTCCGAAGTTCCGCTACGTGGCCGAGCACGAGTTTGGCGTAGGGCCCGAGGCTCCCCCACCCATGATCCCGGCACCATGCCCCATGCTGGTGAGCCCCGCCGTGAACGGCTAACTGGCGTAGCATAATGCGCAGATCGCGTGCGCTCGGCGCGCCCCCGTAGAAGTACGCTTTCAGGTACGCCGCTAACCCGCAGGATTTCGGCGTCGAGAAGCTCGTCCCTGACATGTCCAGGATGCCGAAGATGTCGGAGCCGTCCATGCAGAACTCCAGCTTGGCGCCGTCCCCCGACCAGTCTGTCTTCGCCCCCTGGTCCGTGAGGGCCCCTACGGCGATAGCCCAGTTGAAGATCGCTGGGGCGTCCACGTCGTCCCCGATGAAGTCGTCCAGCTCGTCCTCATTGCCGGCCGCCACGAATATCAGCGTTCCGTTCTCCTCGTAGCAGGCCTTCCCGAGGCGGTTCACGGCGCCCATGCTACGGATGATCGCGCGCATCTCGGCCTCGTTCTCGGCGTGGATCCCGAGGCTCATATTCACGAAGTCGGCCTTCTGGTCGAAGGCATAGGCGAGGGCGGCCGCTATCGCCTCGTTGCTCCCGCTCCCGTTCCGGTCGAGGCACTGGTATCCGTGTATCTCAACGTCGGCCTTCTTCTGAGCGCACCGAAAGTATTCCGAGATCAGGAGCTTGCAGTAGGATCCGTGGGAGTGGAGGATCGGCTCATTTCGGTAGGCGGAGGCGTTCACCCACGGAATGAAGTCCATCTGCGGGCGAAGATTCACCGGAAGGAGCGCGGTTTTGCAGCCGGTATCAGCGACCACGATCTTCACGGGCTGCCCGAGAATGTTCACGTCATTTTTCATTACCCAAAGAGCATCTTCCACGATCATCCTCCTAGCGCGCCTTCGTGCAATTGCAGTTGTAACAGAGCAATTGATATTTGTCCTTCGGGCATCCCATCTCTAGTACTTTCCTGTAGACGGCACTGGAACCGCCGCCCCTATTGTTCCCGAACTGCTCCGTCCTCTCGGCATTGCCGTCATTGTTGATATGATCCAAGGCCAAAAAATGCTGATTGCCTTCTCCGCAGATATTGCATTTGCCTCCATAGGCTTTATGGATCTCTCGCTTCCTTTTCCTGTAAAGGATGCTTTGGTATCCATCAAATCGTGAGAGTACATTCTCGTAACTTACTAGATCATGAGGGCATACACCGTAATTCTTCCTGCCCAAATTACAGTTAAAGCAAAGGACCTGATATCCCTTCGGATACTTATTTTTTATGAGCCATGCATAAAAAGAACTCCCACCATCCCTATGAATACTCTTCCTGTGCCTTATTCCATTGCCGTCGACATGATCTATGGTCAGGTACTTGAAGTCCGCTATCCCACAACAGACACATCTCGCGCCATAATGACTTATAACTAGCTCCCTCGCCCTTTTGGACACTTCCTTTTGCTTTAGATTTTCGATCTTGCGATTCTTGGCGTGGCATTCCTTCCTTTTGCGCAGGGCGATCTGTTTGTTATCCCTGT